AATCTTCTTCTTACAGGTGGTCCCGGCGTAGGTAAGACTACAATCGCCAAGGCCATGTGCAATGAAGTGGGTTGTGATTTCATGGTGATCAATGGTTCAGATGAACGTGGTATTGACGTTCTTCGTACCAAGATCAAGTCATATGCCTCGTCAATGAGTTTTTCTGGTGGTAGAAAAGTCGTTATCATTGACGAGGCAGACTATCTGACACCAGAAGCACAGGCAGCAATGAGAGCAGCAATCGAAGAGTTTTCGGCAAACTGCTCTTTCATCTTTACTTGCAATTACAAGGCGCGATTGATTGATGCGATTCATTCACGCTGCTCTGTGATTGAATTCAAGATCAAGAACGGAAACAAGGTCAAGATGGCTGCTGGATTTCTAAAGAGAATCCAGCACATCCTCGATATCGAAAAAGTAAAGTACGATAATACCGTTCTTGTTCAAATCATACAAAAGCACTTTCCTGACTATCGTCGTGTATTGAATGAGCTACAGAGATATTCGGTAAAGGGTGAAATCGACACGGGTGTATTAGCACAAGTTGCTGATGTCAATCTCAAAGATCTTGTCGCGCATCTAAAGGAAAAAGACTTTACATCCATGCGTAAGTGGGTGGGTGTGAATAATGATGCAGATCAAGTCAAGATTTTCCGTTTGATCTATGACTCATTATATGATATTCTACAACCACAGTCTATTCCTCAGGCTGTCGTAATTCTTGCCGACTATCAATATAAGTCGGCATTTGTTGCGGATCAGGAAATCAATATGGTTGCGTGTTTGACCACGATCATGATGGAGTGTTCATTCAAATGAAAACTCGTGAAAGAGACATTGATATTCTTGGTAGAATTGGTGAAAAGATAATCATCAATATGCTAAGTAGTCAAGGCAAGATTGTTCAGGAATCGATTGATCCTTATGATCGCGAGAAGGACATGACATGTGATGGTCAAACGATTGAGGTGAAGACGCAAGTTCCGTTTATTCTTGAGAAAGCATTTACATTCAAACCAAATCAATTGAACAAATGTAGAAATGTTGACGTTCTATATTTCATATCGGTTCCTGCGCCACGACATAAATTCAAGTGGGATGGGTATATTTTTGAGGCAAATCCACAATCTTTTAAAACAAGAAAGAGGACTACGAAAGATGGTAGAACAATGATTCTAGTCAACATTGAACAGGATGCTATAAAACCAGTCAAAAAGCTTACGAAAGAAGAAGCTGATACTTTAAGAAAATATACTGTATCTGAGTATTGAAATGGATCTATTCAAAGATATATTGCCTGCAATTCAAAAGACGAAGAAGGATCTATCGAATGAGCCAGACTTTGAGAAATCGTATAATGCATTTGTGGTCAATCGTGCGCTATCATATCACGTTGATTCTATATTACATGCCAATGAAATGAACTTGAGACACGGTTTGGACGAAAAGCTACAATTCCAATATTATCTAAATAGTATTAGATCTATGAAACGCAAGTTTCAGCCGTGGGTCAAGAAAGAGAAGAATGATATTCTGGATGCTATCAAAGAGTACTACCAGTGTTCAAGCGCAAAAGCACTAGAAGCAATGCGAATCCTCTCCTCTGATCAGGTTGATCATATAATAACTATAACAAAAAAAGGTGGAGTGGGTAATGTGGAGCGTAGAAGACATGGTGGAGGTGACGCTAAAAGAGCGTGATGACTTCCTTAAAGTCAAAGAAACATTGACTAGAATTGGCGTAGCTTCAAAGAAAGATCAGACACTCTATCAGTCTTGTCACATTCTTCACAAGCAGGGCAAATACTATATCGCACATTTCAAGGAATTGTTTGCACTTGACGGTAAACCAACTAACTTTTCAGAAAGCGATATAGGTAGACGTAATTCAATTGCTAATCTTCTTGCTGAGTGGGAGCTAATTGCTCTAGTCAAGCCGGAGAAAACAGCAGAACCTATTTGCCCATTAAATCAAATCAAGATATTGGCATTCAAGGACAAGAACGATTGGCAACTAGTAGCAAAGTATAATATTGGTAAAAAGAAAATTGAAACTGAATAAATCATGGAGATTTTGTTATGGCAATCAAATTGAAATTCCACAAGCTACATCCCGAAGCACAAGCACCCGTATATTCAACAACAGATGCCGCTTGTTTTGACATCTCCCTATGCACATATGGAAAGATGGCATTCAAAGGTTATGATGAGTCGGGTAAAGAGTTTACAAGACTATTGACTACTGATGGTGGCGTTCTATTATGTCCAAAAGATAGAGTTCTTGCACCAACTGGACTCATTTTTGACATTCCTAAAGAATACTCTATTCGCATTCACCCTCGTTCTGGTCTTTCTTTGAAAGAGGGATTGACACTTGCAAATGCACAAGGTGTCATTGATTCAGATTATATGGAAGAAACATTTGTCATGCTAACGAATCTTTCTTCAAGAAATATCAACATCCCTAATCTAAGCAGAATTTGTCAAGGTGAACTTGTAAAGAACAATAGAGCCTCTTTCGAGGAGATTAAGGAAAGACCGACTCGCGATAATACAAATCGCAAGGGTGGATTCGGTTCTACGGGCACGAAAGCCCTTGACAAACCGTCAGCAAATACTATATAATACACATACTAGAGCCATACTGGGCTAGTATGTTTTCAACTTGCTTAAAAGGAGTTAAACATGACATTCGCATACGGACGTAATCTGCTTCCATCAACTGTTGGGTTTGATAGACTTCTATCTACCCTGGACGAAGCACTAAATATTCCCGACAAGGTTCTAACGTCATTTCCACCATACAATATCGCAAAGATTAGCGAAGATAAGTATGTGATTGAGCTAGCAGTTGCTGGTTTCAAGAGAGAAGAAATCGACATTACCTTGGAAGACAACAAACTAACAGTTCAAGGGAACGCAAAGAAAGATGAGGACAACGGCAAAACTTATTACCATCGTGGCATTGCTCTTCGTAATTTTACCCGTGTATTTACTCTCGCTGACACGGTAGTAGTAAAGTCCGCTGATCTTGTTGACGGAATGCTTGTGATTGAACTTGAAAATGTGATTCCGGAAAATAAGAAGCCTCGCAAGATTCTTCTGAACGACAAGAACTTTACAACCGAAAAAGTTCTCGCTTCAAAATAATTTCTGACTAAATAATCTCACTTAATCTTAACATCTAACCAGTCACCGTGGGTATTGTACTCACGGTGACTTTCTTCTAGAAAGGATACTTTGATGGAACAATACTGGGGTTATCACGCAATGCTTGATTGTCGCGCCTGCGATATTGAATTAATCAAGAGTTATGATAATGTTTATAATTTTGCAAAGAGTCTTGTGAATGCTATTGATATGAAAGCCTTTGGAGAACCTCAGATTGTTCATTTTGGCGAAGGAAATAAAGCTGGATTTACTCTCGTTCAACTCATCGAAACAAGTAATATCTGTGCTCATTTCTGCAATGATACAGGTGACGCATACATTGATGTGTTTTCCTGCAAGCCCTATGATCGTGATGTGGTAAGAGATCAGATCATTCAATTCTTCAATCCACGACAGATCACAGTCAACTACATTGAACGTCAGGCATGAGAGATGACTGTATCATACATGGGTCGGCATGTTATTGCTGATTTGCATGATGTATCTGCGGAACTTCTTGGCTCAATTGATTTTTGGAAAGAAATCCTAATTGATGGAGCCAAGAAGTCTGGCGCAACAGTATTAAGCGATCACTTTCATCACTTTGGTGATGGATATGGTCTTACTGGTGTAATCGTTCTTGCAGAGAGCCATATTAGCATTCACACATGGCCAGAAAAAAACTACGCGGCAATCGATGTATTCATGTGCGGGACATGTGATCCTGAAGTTGCAGTAGATCATATTACAAGCAGACTAAATAGTATTGTCAAAAAAGACTTGATTTATCGAAAGTAATTTGATATACTTGCTTGATAATTGGGAGATTATATTATGAGATATATTGGCTATTCAGTCTCTCGCTGTGTGCGCGATATCGTAAAGAAGCGTGTGAATATTTTAGCAATTGAAGTCGTCATTGGTCGCACAATGATTGAGAATGAGCAACACATTGCCGAAGTTTCTCGTGGCTATCATTCACTACCAAAATCTGATTATAGATCATGGGCTGATCTAGATCTTGACGCTTGTCAGAAAGTATTGCTTGAACTATATCGTGATGGCAAGCTTCATCAGCCAAGACTATATGGCAAATATCCTATTCGCATGGATAATCATTGGGGTGTGATTGCTCCATTTCCCATGAGCGCCTTCTAATGAAGGTTGTAGTTATTATTCCAACTACAGGTGACAACAAAGTTCTGCGGGCAATCAAGAGCGTAGAAAATCAAACATATGAAAACACAAGTTATCTTCTTGTTGTTGATGGAAATAAATTCAAACCAAGATTTGATGATTTATTCGTAAATAGCGATCCATATGTACCACCAAAAGATGTCGTATATCTAAAGCACAATACTGGCGCCGATGGATTCTATGGTCATCGCATATACGCAGGTTTCTCCCATCTTGTTAACGAAGACATCGTGCTATTTCTTGATCAGGATAATTGGTTTGAACCCGATCATGTTGAAAAGCTTGTAAAGATATTGCAAGCTAGCAATCTAGCATGGGCATATAGTCTAAGAAACATATATGACAAAGATGATAATTTTCTTTGTCGCGACGATTGCGAAAATCTAGGAAAATATCCTGTGTGGAATGGTATGCACTATCACGTTGATACTAGTGCATATGCGTTTCGTCGTGAGTTTCTAATTCGCGTTGCTTCGGTGTGGCATTCTGGCTACGCCGGAGATAGACGCTTTTTCAACACAATAAAAGATCTTGCTCCATTTGATACGAGCGGAGCATATACATTGAATTATAGATTAGACGGCAATCCTAATTCTGCATCGCCTGAATTTTTCATTCATGGCAACAAGATGAATGAGCAAAAATATAATGGTAATTATCCTTGGAGAAAATCATGAGCAACATTAAAATTGAGTATATGCAAAAATATGGTTCGGGCAAAATCTTTGTAGAGACTGGGACTTATCTTGGTGATACAGTTCAGCTTGCTCTTGATGCGGGATTTGATCTTGTTCATACAATTGAAGTTGATCAAGATATGTTTGACAAATGTCACGCTCGTTTCAAGGATAATTCAAACGTAAAATTGTGGTTTGGTGACTCTGTAGATATAATTCCTCAAATTGCAGATCAACTAGTAGAGCCAGCCACATTTTGGCTTGACGCTCATGCAAGCGGTCCACTTCAGGGCGGTCGTTATGCTCCGTGTCCTCTTGTTCTGGAACTTGAGTCGATCTATGGAAAAAAGAAATTGCGTTTTACTGAAAACGGTTCAGAAATGTATCGTGAAAAGTCATCTATTGACACGCACACAATCATGATCGATGATCGTCGTTTGCTTGGATCAGCTGAATGGGGATTCGTGCAGGAAAAGCAAATCATGGATCTTCTTTTTGCAATCAATCCAAATTATAAGATCGTTTATCTCGATGGCCATCAGGCAAACGATATCATTTGTGCTACGGTAAAATGACATGAAGAAAGATCTAATTCTTGGTTGTATCACAAATTATACTTTTGACAAAGTTGCAAATTGGGCAAATTCAATTGATCGTTCAGGATTTGATGGTCATAAGCTTGTCATAGCATATAATGTCGGATTTGATATTGTTGATGAACTGACAAAAAGAAACTTTACTGTAGTCACATTCAATCGTGATGACGCAAACAAGAAATTTACATATCGCGAAAATTTCAATATCGTCGTTGATCGTTTCTATCATTCTTGGAAAGTATTGAATGATATTGAAGATCAAGTAAGATACGTTATTGCTACTGATGTTCGCGATGTTGTATTTCAGACTAATCCTACTGAATTCTTGAACAGGCATATGGGACCTCAGTTTTTTACAAAGATAATTGCTTCTACTGAAGGCATTCGTTACAAGAATGAAACTTGGGGAAACAACAATATGAAGTTGAGTTTTCCTTTCATTCATGAATATATGTCGAATCATGTAATCTACAATGCTGGAGTAATGGCAGGTTCTATTGATACAATCAAGGATCTATTTCTCAATATTTACATGATATGTGCAAATATGCCACATACAATTCCCGGAGGCGGTGGTCCAGATCAAGCAGCGTACAACGCTTTGCTATCGATGAACAACTATTCCAATTTAACTATGTTCACAAGTGCTAAACAGGCGTGGGCAGCTCAGTTAGGAACAGTTGCTGATCCAAGCAAGATAAATCAATATAGACCGTATCTAACAGATCATGAACCCATAATTGAGAATGGTGAAGTGTTTAACAATGAGGGTCAAAAATATTGCATCGTCCATCAGTACGATAGGGTTCCTAGTCTTTTACCTTTAATCAATCTTAAGTATGGGAAGTGACATGAGTGATATCATCAAAATAAACACAAAAACAAATCAATTTCAAAAAGTAGAACAGCCCCTTACAATAGCTGAATATAAAGAGCAAGGAAAGTGGCCATTCGATTTCATTACTGCAAAAGGTCTTGTTAGTGTAATTAATGATCTTTCTACTCGTTTGAATAGAAATGTTGTTGGACTTGAAATTGGAGTCTGCAAGGGAGAAAATATCGTTCATTTTCTTGAGCAGACGAATAGAATAGATAAGATTCATTGCATTGATCCATATCTTCCATATATGGATTGGATTGGTCCTGTAACTCAGGAAGATGTGAATTTGCATTATGAAATTACGATGAAGAACTTTGAGCCGCATAAAGACAAGATCGTATTCTATAAGGATATGTCAGATAATTGCGTAAGCAAGTTTAGCAATGAACAGTTTGACTACGTGTTCATTGATGGTGATCACTCTTACGAAGGCGTCAAGAAAGACTTGAATAACTATTACAGTAAAGTCAAAACTGGTGGAATATTTTCTGGACACGACATAAATCTACAGTCAGTACAACAGGCAGTTCGTGAATTTAGAGAGCAAAATTTGATCACAAATCAAATTCAGTTTACTGACGTAAACGTTTGGTATTGGGTAAAGTGATGCAAAAAAAGCCACTAAAAATAGGATTTGCTGATGTCTGCACATCCGAATTCTATGAAACTATTCTAAGTCAAAGATATGAATTGACTATTGATAATGAAAATCCAGACTTTCTTTTCTTTGGCGATGAAAATTTTGGAACAAGAAATCTTCAATATTCAAAAGATAAGTGCATAAAGATATTTCATACTGGCGAAAATCGTAGACCAGAAAACTATGATTGTCATTATGCGATGACATTTGATCACAATCCAAATCAATGGCATTATAGACTTCCCGGCTGGGCATTAGTTCCTTTCTTTTACAAGAAATTTGATTTTAATCATATATTCAAAGCACACGAATTAAAATATGAAAAAGACAAGTTTTGCGTCTTCATTCATAGAAATGGAAGCAATAACATAAGAAACGCCGTGTTTCATGAATTATGTAAATATAAAAAAGTAGATAGTGCCGGACCTCTATTTAACAATATTGGACAAATTATTAGTCCAGATTATGATGCAAAGCTTGATTTTATCAAAAGCTATAAGTTTGTTCTTTCATTTGAAAATAGTCCACATCCAGGATATGTGACTGAAAAAATCATGGATGGATTCTATGTGAATTCTATTCCAATTTATTGGGGATCAGCAACAGTAGATTTAGATTTCAATGAAAATAGTTTCATCAATGCAGGTAAATTTAACACAATAAAAGACTTGATTGATGAAATAATTCGTATTGACAATGATGATCAATTATATTATAATATAATTTCTCAAACAAAATTTAAACACAATATTCCGCCATCATGTATGATATATGATAACTTTTTGAATTGGTTTGACGCAATTGTGTACAATAAACTATATGTGAGAAACTAATGCAAAAACATAAAAAGATAATAGTATGGGGTGCAAAATATGACACCGGACATACACATGCATTTACACATGCTGCATTCGTAAAAGGTGCTCAATATCTTGGAGAAGAAGTCTATTGGCTTGATGATCGTGACAATGTTGATCCATCATTCTTTGACGATGCAATAATCTTGTCCGAGCATTGGATTGCAACGACACATCCAGCAAGTCATAGATTGCCACTAAGAAAGTCTTCGACATATATCATGAACTATCTTGGAAACAAGAAAGGAACTAATAATCCCGGTGCATATTATTATCTTGGTCGTGTTGGTAGAATAATCGATTTTCGATTTGCAAATGATTGGTCCGACAAATATTGGGAATACAAATACGAACCTGAGAAATATACTCCAATAAATGATGGTATATCGCATCTTGAAAAAGGTCAAGAATATGATAATTTCTATAGCATGTGGGCAACAGATCTCATGCCAAATGAAATCAATTTTGATGATAGACTAGTACCATGGCAAGAACCAAAACATGCGTTTTTCTCTGGTACTATTCGTGAAGATAATCATGATCAGTTTGAACCATTCATTCGTGCTTGCAATGAAAACAATATGCAGTTTCGATTCAACAATGTTTGGCAGCAAGTTTTGACCATTGATTCAGTAAAGAAACTATCGCTTGATGCATTTCTTGCTCTTGAACTTCGTCCAAGATTTCATGTGAACAATGGATACAAGTCGTGTCGAGCATTCAAGGTGATTAGTTACGGCCAGCTTGGTATGACAAATTCTCGCGCAGTCTATGATTATTTTGATCAAGAGATAGCGTTTCATGAAGATCCATATCAATTGTTTTATGTTGCATCGCAGATGAGAAATGATCCCAAGACGAAAGATCTAATTCTAAATCAAATGAAGAAGGTTAAAGAAAAGCATACATATGCTAGTAGGATGAAGGATATTATTACAGCTTGTGAAATGTGAGGTTTATTATGGGCACTATTTTAGTTACTGGCGGTGCAGGATACATTGGTAGCATTTTCGTAGAGAAATTGCTACAGCTTGACGGGCACAGAGTTTGTGTTCTTGACAATCTATACTACAATAATCAATCATCTCTAAATCATCTAATGCATGACACGCGCCTTGAAGTTAGGCGCGGAGATGTTCGTAAACCAAGTGATATTGATCCACTACTAAGAAAAGCAGATATCATATTTCCACTAGCTGCCCTTGTAGGAGCTCCTATTTGCAATAGGGATCCTATCGCAGCATCATCAACGAACAAAGATGCTATTTTTTACATGCTGGACAAGATTAGTCCAAATCAAACGGTAATTATGCCTACGACAAATAGTGCATATGGATCGGGCGATAAAGATAATTTTTGCACGGAGGAGTCGCCTCTAAATCCAATTTCTCTTTATGCTCGCGATAAAGTTGAAGTTGAAAAAAGATTGATTCAACATCCAAATGCAATTAGCTTTAGACTTGCAACTGTATTTGGAATGTCTCCTCGTATGCGTATTGATTTGCTTGTGAACGATTTTACATATCGTGCAGTTCATGATGGATTTGTCGTTTTGTTTGAGAGTCATTTCAAGCGCAATTATATTCATGTTCGCGATGTGTGTAATGCATTCATTCATGGAATCAATAATTTTGAAAAGATGAATGGTCAAATCTACAATGTTGGTCTTTCTAATGCGAATATATCAAAACTAGAACTTTGCAAAATGATTCAAACATTTATTCCAAAATTTACTTTCATGGAAGCACCTTACGGTCAAGATCCAGATCAACGAAACTACATAGTATCAAATGCCAAAATTGAGGCTACAGGATTCAAGCCAGAATTTTCACTTCAAGATGGCATCGTTGAATTGATCAAGGGTTACGAATTGCTTCGTAATACTCGCCATGGAAATGTATGATGATTATCATTAGAACTCCTTATAGAATTTCATTCTTTGGTGGCGGCACAGATTATCCGGCATGGTATCGCGAGTACGGCGGCTGTGTTTTGTCCACCTCAATAAACAAATGTAGTTTTCTTGTTCTTAGAAAACTGCCAGAGATATTTGACTATCGTTACAAGATTCGCTATTTCAATGATGAAGTAACGAAGTCGGTAGACGATATCCAAATGCCCACCATTCGTGAAGCGATAAAATACATGAATTTTGAAGAAGGTCTTGATATCACGCATCACGGAGATCTGCCTAATCGCACGGGAATTGGATCAAGTTCAAGCTTTACAGTTTCCTTGATTCATGGTCTATCGACTTTGAAAAACGAACAAATTACTAAAAGAGATCTTGCAAGAAAAGCGATCTATTTGGAGCAAAACATATTGCGTGAATCAGTAGGATCACAAGATCAAGTTGCTGCAGCATTTGGTGGATTCAATCGAATTGAATTTGGTGGATATACTGAATTTACAGTTCTTTCATTGCATATCAAGAAAGAAATCTTGCAGGAACTTGAATCGTGGGTTCAGCTATTCTTTACCGAGAAACTTCGCAATTCATTTGATATTGCCGAGAAAAAGATAACGAACATTAGTTCAAAAAAGATAGATCTGAATATCATGAAGGATCTTACGCATGAAGCCGAGCGTGTTCTCTTCGAACATAGAATATATGATTTCGCAAATCTTCTCAATGATCAATGGAAACTAAAGAAGAGCATGGAGTCATCAATCACGAATACTGAAATAGATGATATCTATGATAAAGGAATTCAAGCAGGAGCCGTGGGCGGAAAACTACTTGGCGCGGGTGGTGGTGGATTTATTCTATTTCTTACTCCACCGCATATGCAAAAGAAAGTTGCAGAAAGGTTGAAGTTGAGACAAGTTCCTTTAAACTTCGACTATTTGGGAAGTCAATTGATTTATCACGATTATCAGAATTGAGGTTATCATGAAAAAGATATATGTTGCTGGTCATAGCGGTCTTGTCGGATCGGCTATCGTAAGAGTGTTGCGTCAGCAGGGTGAAACGAATATCATTACCCGTACATCAAAGGAATTGGATCTTACTAATCCTATCGCCGTTGAGAAATTCTTTGAACAAGAAAAACCAACTGAAGTTTATCTAGCAGCTGCGAAGGTCGGTGGTATCGTTGCTAATAATACTTTTCCTGCAGACATGATCAATGTCAATCTTCGAATTCAGACAAATGTAATAGACACAGCATATAGATATGGTGTTCAAAAACTCTTGTTCTTGGGTTCGACATGCATTTATCCAAGAGAATGTCCGCAACCAATTAGGGAAGAGTATTTGCTAACTGGGCATCTTGAGATTACAAATGATGCATATGCAATCGCGAAGATTGCTGGTATAAAGATGTGTCAGGCATATAATCGTCAACATGGTACAGATTATCGTGCAGTGATGCCAAGCAACGTATATGGTCCGGGAGATAATTTTCATCCAGAAAATAATCATCTTGCCGCTGGATTGATGCGTAAATTTCATGAAGCAAAGATCAATGGCACAAAGGCAGTCTTATGGGGAACAGGAACACCTCGTCGTGAATTCCTATATTGCGAAGATCTTGCTCGCGGATGTATTCATGTATTGAATGCGCCAAAGGAAGATTTTGCAAAGACTGGAGGTTTCGTGAATCTTGGTCCAGGATACGATCTTGAAATTCGCAACTTTGCAGAAATTCTTGCAAAAGTAGTTGAATATAATGATGATTTTCTTTATGACTCTTCTCGCCCAGATGGAACAATGCGTAAGTTGACCGATGTGTCAAAAGCTACAGGATTGGGATGGAAACCTCAGATTTCTCTTGAGGAAGGTTTGAAAAGAATGTATAATTGGTACACTCAAGGCTTAAAAGATGGAACTGTGAGAATATGAGATATCTTGTAACTGGTGGTGCCGGATACATCGGAAGTCACATTGTAGATGCATTGCTGTCCCGTAGACATGAAGTTATCGTTGTAGACAATATGTCTACGGGACAAGAGAAGTTCATTGAACATAACAAGGGAAACAAGAACTTTCAATTCATCAAGTGTGATTTAAACGATGATCTGTCGATGATGGAAGGTGTTGATGGCGTTTATCATTTTGCAGCACACGCTGATATTAGAAAAGGATTTCTTAATCCAAAAATAGATATTCGCAACAATATTCTTGCGACATCAAACTTGTTGGAATCAATGCGAAAGCATAATGTACGAAAGTTGGTATTTGCATCTACAAGTGCTGTGCTTGGTGAAGTTGATAGAGCTATGCTTCCTGCATGGGAAACAATTCCGATGCCCGAGCAGACATCACTTTATGGTGCATCAAAGCTTGCTGGTGAAGGATTGATTTCTGCTTATTGTGAGGGATATGATCTTGAAGCATATGCGTTTCGCTTTGTTACTGTACTTGGACCAAGATATCCTCACGGTTTTGCATTTGATTTTGTCAAGAAGCTATTGAATAATCCGTATCGCCTTGATGTTCTTGGCGATGGTCGTGGAGTCAAAAGTTCAATTCATGTCTCTGATGTCGTAAATGCAGTAATGATGATCGGTGAAGACATTCGTCCTGCAAGAAACAAAAAGAGAAAGTATGAAGTTTTCAATATTGGCAACGATATGACATATCAGGTTTCCGATGCTGCGAAATGGGTTGCCGATGCGATGGGATTGAAACCTGAAATCGTATATGGCGATACTATCAAAGGATGGCCAGGGGACATTCCTTACATTCATTTGAATACTACGAAGATAAAACAGTATGATTGGCGTGCTAATCATACTCCCAAGAAATCTATATATGAAACAGTAGACTGGTTGCTGGATAATCGTTGGATATACGAGGCAAGACAATGAAGATAGCAATTGTTTCTGGCGGATTTGATCCAATTCATTCTGGTCATATCGAATATTTTCGATGTGCCAAGATGTTTGCTGATAAATTAATTGTCGGTGTTAATTCTGACAATTGGCTGGTTCGCAAGAAAGGAAATTTCTTTCTTCCGTTTGAAGAACGAGTATCAATTGTTAGATCCATTAGATGGGTCGATGAAACAGTTTCATTTAATGACGATGACGATAGTGCAGCTAGCTTTATTCGCGACACAAGAAGAAAATATCCTGACACTCTAATCATATTTGCTAATGGTGGAGATAGAATAGGTGATACGAGACAGAGCAAATTGGAAATGGAGGCGGCCGATGATAGAATGCTTTTTGCAGTTGGTGTCGGCGGAACCGATAAAAAGAATTCTTCGTCATTGATTTTGAATAGATGGAAAAAACTATGACAAATAAAGCAATAATTTTTGTTCCTACAGGAAACTACCCCGACAAGTTCGATGATAGATACGACAAGAATGCACATTGGAGATCAAAGCATCCTGATCGCACATATGAAATTGTAAGTTGTGTGTATAAGGAGGGATTTGAACCAGATCCTAACACATATGATTATGTCTATCATATTCGTGGTCATAAGTGGCACATGGTTCGCGATGTATTCAATCAGTTTGATTACACAAAGTATGATTATGTTGGTTGCATTGATGACGATGAAATCACAGATGTTTGGAACTTGAACAGAGGTCTGGAGATGGCTCGTCGTTTTGATTTTCGTCTATGGCAGTTATCGATGGCTGAAGGTTCTGATATATTCTATGATTGCTTGAAGCAGGATAAAAGAATAGATTTTTCGGAAACAAATTTTATTGAAATGGGTGTTCCTGTATTTAGAACTGATGTTTTTACAAAAATCCTCAAAGCTTTGAATAACTGGAAAGAGTTTGAAGTTGGATATGGATTGGACAAGGCATATTGTGATATTGCACAGTCTCATGCTCACGTTGTCCATAATGCCTCAATCTATCATCCGCCAAGAAATGCATATTATGATAAGACTAGTTCAATGAAAGAATTAAATGATTTCATGACCACTATATATCCTAAGATGGCTCGTGAAGTTTTTGGTCATGATTCGATGATGATTGATCAGCAAGTAACATATCATAGATTTAAAATGGGGAATTGGTGATGATTATTGATCTTGGTTCTGGACCATGGCCTAAGCCAGATGCGACAGTTCGCGTCGATGTAAATCCTTGGCCTCATGTAAACGTACAACATGATTTGTCAAAAGTGCCATATCCTTTTGAATCAAATGTTGCTGACAAGATTTACTTTGGGGATGTAATTGAACATCTTTCAAAGTTTATTGTTGATGATGTTCTTAAGGAAATTCATCGTGTTTTAAAACCCGGCGGATTCGTGGAAATCACAACTCCAGACATCGAATGGATTGCCGAACGCATCTACAAGAAAGATTGGCACATCATGGCCAATGTTGATTGGCTAAACAAGAACAAGGATCCGTTTGAAGATGCAATGGAAGTAATATTTGCAGGATGGTTGCATGAGACCGATCACAAGATTCCTGGCATGGGTCATATCAATGGATTCAATGAAGACAAGCTAAGAAAGTATTTGATGCGAGCTGGATTCAAGGAAATGATGCGCGTTCCTGACATGAGAAACCCAGAACCTGCTCGCGGCAGCGTTCTAAAAATGCTGGCATACAAATGAAAAAGATTCTTGTTACGGGTGGTGCTGGGTTCATAGGCATCAACTTTGTCAAATACATGACAGATGTATCAAACGCACAAATCGTTGTTGTTGACAAGTTCACTTATGCAAGCAACTCGGATGAACTTGTCAACGTAATGAAAATACCAACTTATTGTGTCGATATATCAGACAAACAAGATCTTGAAGAAGTATTCAAGGAAAATCAATTTTCTTGCATAGTTCATTTTGCTGCAGAAAGTCATGTTGATAGATCTATTAAGGATTGCTTACCATTTGTACAATCAAACATCATAGGTACTATCAATCTACTTGATCTTGCACTAAAGTATAAAGTAGAAAAATTTGTGCAAATATCAACTGATGAGGTGTTCGGCGAAGTTCCATATCCCGGAAAATTCAATGAATATTCTAACATTTGTCCGCGCAATCCATATTCAGCCAGCAAAGCAGCGGCTGAACATTTTGTAGAAGCGTATGGTAATACCTATAAACTACCATATATCATAATCAATTCTTCAAATAATTATGGTCCATGGCAAAATGCCGAGAAGTTCATTCCCCTGACTATTTCTAGGATCATGAAGAATCAAAAGATTCCTGTGTATGGAACTGGAAGTCAAGTGCGTGATTGGATCTATGTGAAAGATGCTGTCGAAGCAATATATCTCATAATGCAAAATGGTCAGATGCAACAGAGATATTGCATTGGCGGTGAAAACGAAATAAGAAACATTGATCTTGTTCGTCATATTCTAATGAAGATGGGAGCTGATGAATCATTGATTGAATATGTCAATGATCGACCAGGACACGATGCTAGGTATTCCATGTCGATAGACATTGTTAAAAGTCAGTTGAAGTGGTCTCCTCGTTATAGTCTCTCTGAGGGACTGGATGAAACTATAAAATGGATGAAAAAAAATGAAGATAGGATTTAATTGTAGTAGTTTTGATCTGTTACATGCCGGTCATGTGACGATGCTCAAGATGGAAAAGGAATTGTGTGACTATCTAAAGGTTGCACTTCAAGTCGATCCTACAATTGATAGACCCGGAATCAAGAATAAGCCTATTCAAAGCATTTATGAAAGATATGTTCAATTGCAAGCCTGCAAGTATGTAGATGAAATTCTTGTATATGAAACAGAATTTGATCTATTGCAATTGCTAATGACACAGACAATTCACATTAGATTTCTGAGCGATGAATATTTGAATAGAGATTTTACAGGAAAGCAATGGTGTATTGACAACGGCATCGAATTGCATTATCATAAGAGACAGCACATATATGGTTCTTCGGAATTGAGAAAGAGAACGTATGAAATGGAGAAAAAGCGTCTTGATGAAATCATTAACAAAGAGATACCACAACATCATCCGGGATTGTTGAAATCATGATTACATTGATTGGACATGGATATATTGGTGAAGCAATTTGGAATAAGCTACAATATCAGAGCTACATTCCAGCTTACTGGTTGACACATAATGAAAGTATTCCAAAAGATACAACAATCATTGTAAATGCAGCTGGCTATACTGGTTCACCTAATGTAGATGCATGTGAAATTCATAAAGAAGATACGATTGCAGGAAACGTATTGTGGCCATTGAAACTTGAGATGGAAAACAAGAATACACCAATCATTCATATTTCAAGTGGATGTGTATATACGGGATATGAAAAAGATTTTACAGAAGAAGATGAGCCAAATTTTAACTTTGACAATGGCAGTTTCTATAGTGGGTCAAAGGCTCTAGAGCAGAAATTGCTTGCATCATATATGAACAAGTCTTATCTATTGCGTATTCGTATGCCATTTGGGTCAGAAAAACATCCAAAGAATTTTCTCACAAAGCTACAAACATATGCAAAGCTAATTGATTTTCGCAATAGCTTGAGTCATGTTGATGATGTAGCTAATGTTGTATTTCATTTCATCGCGAAAAGACCAAAGACGGGAATCTATAATCTTACAAATGGTGGTAGCAAGACAACGCGCGAAATAGTAGAAATGATGGGCATGAAGAAGGATTGGTTTACTGAAGCTGAATTTTTTTCTGCAGTTAAAGCACCAAGATCTAATTGCGTACTTGATAATAACAAGCTAAAGAACATTTTTCCTATTCGTAATATAGATGAAGCATTGAAAGATGCTATTGAAAACTACAAATGAAATCCGAAAAAATCATCACATCAAGCTTTTCCGAAAACGGCGCCAAAAGCATGGCGAAGTTGTTGACAACCAAGTACAATTGTACTATAATAGACAATCCAAAATTTGATAAGAATAGTGGTATGTGGATTACCACGTATCATGATCCCTCGTTAGGAAAAGATGATGAAACTAAAATTACTAAAAACAGACAAACTATTGAAAGCATTGGAACCAATAAAAGAACCGGCAGATCTAAGCTCGGAGCAATGGAGAATTTGGGAAAAAGAACAAAGAAGTAATCGCCCTATTGCGTTTTTCTTCCATGTGACGGTCAAAGAAAGTGTTTGCAATCTATGGACAAGCTTTGTCTATAATTGTTGGACGACACCAATTTATGCAATAAAGTATCGTACTACACACAGATACAATATTCTCGATACTGGATTAAAACCAAATTACTATGATCTTGATCATCGTATTCTGCACGGCCTATTTAATGAACTGGTCAATCATGTTGAATGTGAAAAAGCTTGGTTAAATAGAGTTTTTTCAAAAAAGAAATATAAGCGCGGTCTTTTTGAGAAATTTCGTTCTCCAGAACTTGGTCTGGAATATCTTCAGTGGGAAATAGATCTAGAAGAAGATTATAATAAATCACAGACCGAAACAGCTAGAGAAACTCTTGCACTGTACAAATGGTGGAAAGAAGTTTATTTAACTCGCAAAGATATTCAAGATGAATGCGGATTGAGTGAATATTATTCAAGATTTCCTCAAAAGGATTGGTCCTCATTAAAGATGGATGAAGAATATAAAGCACTTATAGACAAATCTAGACAAATTGAAATAGATCGTGATATCGAAGAAACTGAAATGTTGATTCGCCTTATCAAGATCAGAAGATGTTTATGGTCATGATTACACATCCTTTGTTTCCGACTCTTGTCACAGAATTTCACTATGACAAAAAAGAAGATTTCAAGAATCGCTTCTTCAATCGCGTTCTTCATCATATGGATGATCATGGCTACTCGATGGAAACTACAGGAAACGTAGACATACATTTTGATGATGATCTAAGTGATCTATTTGATTTTGCTGCTTTGAATGCATTTCAGTATTTGAAGACAATGGAAGTGAACGATGAGTTTGATTTGAATCTTGTGAAGACTTGGTTGAACATCATAACAGAGTTTCATACTCCATATCACAATCATCAGGATTCTCATCTATCTTTCGTATATTATGTTCAGATTCCAGAAGGAATGGATAAGCCAGTAAACTTTGCTATTCACGAAAAGCCAAATGAATTATTTCATGGCATGACGAATGCAAACATTGTAAAATGGAACATGTGGAATAGTCCTACATGGTTCTTCAATCCCGTTGAAGGACAAATGTTCATGTTTCCAGGTAAGCTATATCACTACACATCGGGTTCTGGTTCTGGGTCTCCCGATATGCCAGTCAAAACGCTGGATGATCTAAAACCTAGACGTATATCAATAGCAGGAGACTTTGTCCTAACTTACAAGAAAAGAATAGGTAGAGCATATGGTATCATGCCTGTTTCAAATTGGAAAGTTTATAGACAATAAGGAGAATATGATGAATAAAGTTGAATTTACGCAACGCAAGTATGATGGTAAGTGGGTCATGTGGTCATATGAAGTGGACCCGACCATTGACTTTGAAGACTTTCGTGGTCGTGAAATGCTGATCCCATATCGCTGGGTTCCGCGTGGTGTTTATGATTATATTGTGGAGTTCGAATAATGGCTAATATCAAAATCATCAAGCTTCTAACTGGAGAAGAACTTATCGGAGACATTGAAGATAAGGGCCTCTCTTATTCCGTAAAGAACGCTGTATTGATTGCACTTGTGCCAAGTCGTAACAATCCACAGCAACCATCAATCGGTCTTGGACCTTGGCTGCCATATGCAGAAAATGAACCAGTCATGATCTCAAAGCAGAGCATCGTATATGAAGCAAAGCCAGTCAAGGAAATGATCAACAACTATAATTCAATCTTTGGAGGAATTATCACTCCACCTAAGACTCTTCTTGTTTGATCCATCATTCTATGATATCATTCAATAATGATGAATGATTTTTACACAAACGTTTCCGTTCTTGGAAACAATATTCTCTATCGTGGTGTAAGAGATGGTAAACGTGTTCGAGGTAAAATCGAATACAGACCAACTCTATATGTGCCATCGAAGAAACCAACAGAATACAGAACTCTGCATGGCGACTATGTGGATACTGTTCGTCCTGGTGGTTTGAGAGACTGTCGTGAATTCGTTGACAAGTACAAGGATGTCAGCGGATTCACGATATATGGTAACACCAACTATCAATATGCATTCATATCGGATGCTCATCCAAATGATATTGATTGGGATATTGAAAAGATCAATATTGCGTTTCTTGATATTGAGGTTGCTTCCGAGAACGGTTTTCCAGATCCTAACGTTGCAAGCGAAGAAGTCACTGCCATCACGATCAAGATTAATGGGACCTACGTTACTCTAGGTTGCAATGATTTTGATTGCCCAGATGGCGTCGAATATCTTCAATGCAAAAATGAGACTGAACTTCTAAAGAGATTCCTTGAACTCTGGACTTTGAGTTATCCTGATATTGTTACTGGATGGAGTGTCAAGTTCTTTGATATTCCATATCTTGTCAATCGCATTAATAGATTGCTTGGTGAAAAGGCGATGGCTACGCTATCTCCTTGGGGTCGCGTAAGCCAGAGAACAAATACAGTCATGGGTCGCGAGAAGGGATTCTATGATATTCTTGGAGTATCTACTCTGGACTATATCGAACTCTATCGCAAGTTTGCTCCTGGTGGCGCTTCTCAGGAATCATACAAGCTAAATCACATTGCCAACATTGAAGTTGGTGAGAAGAAGATCTCGTATGAAGAATATGATAATCTTCATCATCTATATCGCGAGAACTATCAGAAGTTCATAGAGTATAACATTCATGACGTTAAACTTGTTGAAAAGATTGACGACAAGTTAAAGCTAATTGAACTGGCACTCACTCTCGCATATGATTCCAAGACCAATTATGACGATGTGTTCTCACAGGTTCGCATGTGGGATGCACTAATCTATAATCATCTTCGTACAAAAAACATCGTCATTCCGCCAAAGAACGACAATGTAAAGAATGCTGCTTATGAAGGTGCTTTTGTAAAGGATCCGATTATTGGTATGCACAACTGGATGGCAAGTTTTGACTTGAATAGTCTATATCCGCATCTAATCATGCAATACAATCTTTCACCAGAGACGCTTGTCGAACCACAGACTTACACACACAAGATGATTTCCATTCTATCGCAAAAGATAACAGTGGATCAATTGCTTAATCAAATGGTGAACACATCCGATCTCAAGGAAGAGAAAGTTACTCTAACGCCGAATAAGCAACTATTTCGCGTAGACAAATATGGCTTTCTTCCAGAGATGATGCAGAAGATGTATGATGATCGTTCTGTGTACAAGAAGAAGGCCATCGAAGCCAAGAAAGAACTTGAAACCTGCAAGAATGAAGACGAAAGATATGAGATTGAAAAGCGAATTGCCAGATATAACAATCTACAGTTGGCCAAGAAAGTCTCGCTAAACTCGGCTTATGGTGCGATGGGCAATCAATATTTCCGATTCTTTGATATTCGTATTGCCGAAGCAATCACGCTTGCTGGACAGTTATCTATTCGTTGGATTGAATTGCGTATCAATGAATATATGAATAAATTGTTGAAGACGGAGAATGTCGATTATGTCGTTGCATCGGATACAGACAGTATTTACCTTACGCTTGACGAAATTGTACGTCGGGCTTTTGCGGACAGTTTTGAAGCAGCAGCAGCTTCACGAATCATCGCCTTCATGGATAAGATCTGTGAAAATAAGATTCAACCTTTTATTGATCAAAGCTATAACAATCTTGCTGACTATGTAAACGCATATGCTCAAAAGATGCAGATGAAGCGAGAAGCATTGGCTGATCGTGGAATTTGGACTGCGAAGAAACGCTACATCATGAACGTCTATAACAATGAAGGCGTTCAATATGCAAAGCCAAAGTTGAAGGTGATGGGTCTGGAAATGATCAAGTCATCCACTCCTTCGGCTATTCGCGAGAAAATGAAGGATGTGATTGAACTTATTCTTCAGGGTACTGAAAGTGATGTCCAGAACTTCATTGAGAATTTCCGCAAGGAGTTTTCAAAGTTGCCACCAGAAGAAATCTCTTTTCCTCGTGGCGTCAATGGATTAAAAGAATACTCGGATCCCGCATCCATCTACAAAAAGGGTACGCCAATTCATGTCAAGGGTGCGTTGATCTATAACAATCTTTTGGACAAGAAGCAGCTATCAAAGAAGTATCCAAAGATACAAGAAGGAGAAAAGCTAAGATTTACATACCTGAAGCTACCAAACATAGTAAACGAAACTGTCATCTCATATCCAGGTCGTCTTCCTCAAGAATTCGATCTACATAGATTCGTAGACTATGATATGCAGTTTGAAAAGGCATTCATTGAACCGATCAA